TACCACAATCTGAAAGAAATAAATGGATAAAGGCTGCTGACGAACAAGCTAACGGAATGGGTAAGCATCCTGATAATTATTTATCCTCTCATTGGGATGAACCTAACATTCTTGCTCACATAAGAATGAACGATAGAACTATTGATGGTAAGAAGTCTTTGCATTTAGAAGAAATTCAAAGTGATTTTTTACAGGCTCATAGAGCTGAAACTGATAAAATAAAACAAGCAATTAATAAAGACTTTGATGGAATAGCTGCTAAGATGATTGAGGCTGGTATAATCAAAAAAATATGTGACTGACAATGTGGAAATTTTATATTTACTATCATGTTAGACATGATACAGGAGAAATATTTTATATTGGTAAAGGTTCTATTAGAACTAAAAATTTTTATGAAAGAGCTTACGCTATAGATAGAAGAAATAAAATTTGGAAAAGAATTGTATCAAAAACTGATTATGAAGTTGGTATTCTTTGTTCATGTCAAACTGAAGATGAAGCTTTTAAAATTGAAAAAGAATTAATAACTTTAATTGGTAGAAAAGATTTACAGAAAGGCTCTTTGTGTAATCTTACAGATGGAGGCGAAGGTTCTACAGGCTTATTAATTTCAGATGAGCTAAGAGCTAAAAGAAGTATCAATTCTAGTGGCCCGCGCTCAGAAGTTTGGATAAATTCAATTCGGGCCGCTCGTAAAAATGGCGGTAACGGTGGGGTTGTAAAACTTGGTGATAAATTATCTGAAGAATGGAAACAAAATCTATCTAAAGCTAAAATGGGTGACAAAAATCCTCATTATGGAAAAACAACTAAAATAGCTAGAAAAGTTGTTGGCGCTGATGGTGTCTGTTACCCTAGTGTTAGTGCCGCTGCTAAAGATTTAAATTTAAATATGAAAACTCTTTATAATATGCTCACTGGTCATAGACCTAATAAAACTAGTTTGAGATTTGAAAATGGCTTGTAGATTTGAATATAAAGGTAAGACCTATGACCAAGATGAACTTGTAAAAGCTTTGGAGCAAATGCTTCCACATGAAGCTCATAAATATATAGATGGTGTTCAAAACATTCCAGACGCACCATTTAAAAAGAATTGGCATGAGTTAGCTTTAAAGCGTGCTATTCGTGAAGCTGCTGAAAATGGTTATGAAAGATTGTCTTGGACGCCCGGTGAGGCACAAGCGGCTAGATATGATCTTTCAAAACAAGTAAATTTATTATCTGCATCTAAAAATACTGATGGTACATATTTAACTTATATTGAAGGTAAAAACGGACAACCTTTGTTTAGAAATCAAAATGGATTTAGTGAACACGGTCAAAAATCAATGACCGCTGAAGAATTAGAAAATACTGTGGGTAAAGAAGTAGCTAAAAAAATTATAGAAGGGAAACCAAATAAATATGGTTGGGTTGATGTTAGAGATAAAGATTTAAAAATTGGCGGTGAAGGAATGAAAGGTTTCTATGACCAAATCATTCCTAAAAGCTTAGAAAAGATTGCTAAAGAATTTGGAGTGAAGGTACAGAAGGGTGAAATAGGTAAACCTGAAACAAAACTTTCTTATGAAGAAATGCAACGTAGACGTAATGGTGAAAAACCCGATCCATCTAAATTTAAACAACCAATTTTTTACATAGACATTCCTCCTGCTATGCGCCAACATGCAATGCAAAAAGGCTTTCCTTTGTTCTCACATACGCCAACTTTGGTTCCTATAAATTACAATCCTTTTGAGAATGAAAAATGAAAAAAATTGTTGCACCAGAGAGCGAAATTATAGAAGAGACTGCATTGTTACTTGCTGCCAGCTTCTACGAAATTGGTCGTTCATCTGGCCTCCAAAGCAAACATAAAAATGCTAGGTCTTACGCTAAAGCCAATATGGAATTATTTATTCCTAGAGCTTTAGAGCATTTGTTAGAAATGCTTGGTAATCCATCTTTCTCTCAAGATGGAAAAGACTTAATCTATAGAGCTATTATGGAACGATCTAATAACAATGACATGAGAACTTTGTTTCCATCCGATACCCAAAACGATAGACATTTAAATAATTTTCAATTACCTAAAGACTTCATGGAACAATATTTTCCTGCAAAGAAGGTAAGCTAAAATGGCTAAGAACAAGCTGTCAAAAGTTGTAGCTAAACCTATTCCTGTAAAGATTGTGCATGATAGTCCTTCTGAATGCTCTCCTGCTAAATCTAAGGAATACGATAAGTGGCAAGCCCAAGATGATTTAAGAGCTTTACAAAGAGCGGCTGAAATCAAATCAGATAAGTCTAGAATGGCTCATGTAAAGAAATGCGCAACTGAACAAATGAATGCTTTAAAGAAGATTTAACATGCCTCAGTACGGCGGTAAAGATGTTATAGAAATGACGGATGCAGAGCTAATTAAAGCTAGTTTTGCATTTGAAAAAATGTTGCAAAGAGCGTTGGAAAAGAGACAGCATCCTAAATATAAAGAAAAATTTAAAAATCAACCTCCACAGACAATTAATTCATCTTTCTTAGACTTGAAAAATGAAATAAAAGCTGAAATAGATAAAAGACAAAAGGAAAAAGAAAATGCTAATACATGATGATGAAAAATCTGCTGCCGACTTACAGCGTGAAAAGGTAATTGTTACCAGTAGCGAGCCTGAGAAAAAAGAAGAAGAAAAAGAGGAAGAAGAAAAGAAAGAAGGCGATGATGATGTTAAAGATGAAGAAGTAGAGGAAGTTGAAGAAAGCGAAGATGAAGAAGATAAGGAAAAAGAAGAAAAAATTGAAGATGATCCAGAGAAATTAAAGAAAACAATTGAACGCTTACAGAAGCGTGTCAATAAAAAAACAGGTAATGAGAGACAGTTAAAGAAAGAGCTTCAAGACGCTCAAGAGCAACTTGCTAAAAAGGTTGCTGAAGGTGAAGTTGTTTTAACTGAAGAAGATGTTGAAAAACGTGCCCTAAGCAAAGCTCAACAAATAGCTGCTCAAAATGAGTTTGATAAAACCTGCAATCTCTTAGCAGATCAAGCTAAAAAGATTGATAAAAATTTTGATGATAAAATTAAAGAACTTGCAGAAGAAGTTTCACCTATCCCCGGTCCTATGATTGGTATGTTAGGAGATTTAGATAATGGTGGTGCAGTTTTAAACTATTTCACTGACAATCCTGAAGAATATGAAGAAGTAATTGGATTGTCATTAGCTAAACAAGCTCTTAGATTATCAAAGCTTTCTGAAAAACTAACACCAAAGAAAGTTAAAAAAGAATTATCTAAAGTTCCTGCCCCTAATAAGCCTATCAAACCTTCTAACAATACTGATACTCCATTACTAGATAGTGATGATATGGATACATGGGTTAGGAAGCGTGAAGCACAGTTAGAAAGAAAAAGGTCTGCTAGATAAATTATTGTGGGTATAGATTGAAGCCACCAACTCCCGGTCAAAAGCCGGGAGTTTTTCTTTTTAAAAAAGGCTAGACAACTCTTTTAAAAGGTGTATCTTACCCACATATAGCCCCTTGGCCGGCTTTGTTGGCCCCGTATAGAATAGCCCTCTTGGTCGGGACAAAGACCCTGATAGCTCTTTAACAAGCTTGTTTCGAGCGGCAAGCATTTCACCCATTTTAATTTTAATCTCTTTTGTATCACGTAAAAATTTATCTATTTTGATTGATACAAAAACCTTTATATAGGAATTAAAAATGCCCGGTAATTCATTGTTGACAATAGATATGATAACCCGCGAAGCAGTTCGCCTCTTTAAGAACTCTAATCTTTTCATTCAGAATATTGATACTCAATACGACAGCGCCTTTGCTATTGATGGTGCAAAGATTGGTGATAGCTTACGCATTCGTCTGCCTAACGATTATATCGTTAATGACGGTCCTGCGTTACAGCTTCAATCTACCGCTGAACAGCAAATTACTCTGAAAATTGATACCTACAAGACTGTAGGTGTTCCGTTTACAACAGCAGAGCGTACACTTTCGTTAGATGATTATAGCGAACGTGTTATGGCACCTATCATCAATAACATTGCTGGTACTTGCGCTCAAGTTGTTATGACAAAGGCTGCAAATAACATTTGTAACTTTGTCTCTAACAAAAATGCTGTTGCGGCTTTAAATGCTGTTTCTGCAACTGGTGAAATTATCGCTCCTACGTCTGGAACTTTTCTGGATGCTAACGCGGTATTAGATGATAACTCTGCTGACCAAATGACGCGCAGAGTTGTTAACGATCCTCATACCGATGCTCGCACTACTGTTTCGCTTCAGGGTCTTTTAAATCCTACTCCTGAAATTAGTCAACAGTTTCGTTCTGGTATGATGAAGTCTGGCCTTGGTTATGAAAAGTGGTTTCGTGACCAAACAGTAGTTAAACATACAACTGGTACATTTTCTGCTGGTGGTACTGTAAGCGGTGGAGATCAAACAACTTCGCCGTCTGGTGGTAACTTAACTGTCAATGCTATTACTGGAACTTTGAAGAAAGGTGACATTATTACCATTGATGGCGTGAATGCAGTTAATCGTGTTACCAAGGAAAACCTTGGCACATTACGTCAGTTTGTTGTTACTGCTGATGTTGTTACCACAGCTACAGTAATCCCAATTTATCCCGGCCTCGTTGGTCCTTTAGCTGCTGATCCTGACGGCACAACCGTACAGTATCAGACTGTAAACGAGTTGCCTTTAAATGGCGCTCAAGTTCGCTTGGTTACTCAATCTGGTGAAGTCTATCGCCGTTCTATGGCCTATGTTCAAAAGGCCATTACAATGGCAACTGCTGATTTAGTATTAGTTAAAGGTGCTGTTGTTGAATGCTCTCGTGCTGTTTACGATGGCGTTTCAATGCGTGTTCTTACTGATTACTTACCTGCATCTGACCAAATCATTACTCGTACAGACTTATTATTCGGTAGCTTAACTACTCGCCCCGAATGGACCTGTGCTGTAGCGGATAGGGTTTAATTCCTACTAATGTCAATAGACCATAGGGGAGAAATCCTCTATGGTTTCTTGCGTTAATATTTAAAAAGGAAAATAAAATGAGTGAAGAAGAAGGTTCAAAGAAACTTTATCCAAAAATGGTTTACCCAAAAGGACCAGCTAGTGCTGGTGTAGTAGTTAAAACTGTTCAAGAGGAAATGGACTTGATGGGAGTTAATAAAGAAAAAGAAACTAAAGGTTGGGGTAAAGATTAATCATGACTACGGCTCGCGATATCATTACGCTAGCCATGAAAGAGGCTGGTATTTTAGGTGTCGGCCAGACATTGTTAGCTGAGGATGCTAATGATGGTTTTACACTATTAACACAAATGTTAAATCAATGGCAAAGACGCAGATGGTTAGTGCCATTTCTTACTAAAGTTTCTGCTATTGGTAATAATGAGAAATCAAATCCGATTGGCCCCGGTCAATATTATAATGCTTTACGTCCTGATAAAGTTCAATCTGCATACTTCACACAATTAAATAGTGGCACTACAAGTGGTCCTGTTAGTTTCCCACTAGTTTCTTTGTGGGCATATGAAGATTACGCAAGATTAGCATTAAAAGATTTAAATTCATGGCCTCAATTCTTTTTCTATGATGGAGCATATCCTTACGGAAATGTTTTCATTTGGCCTATACCTACATCTGCTTATGAAATTCATTTAATTTTAAAAG